AATTCCATATGCATCTCAGTTGTCTTGTCACATGTCATACATGTGAAATCATACATTGGCATAAAACTGCCTTTCTGTATGACCTATGTGGCGATAAAACGTTACCTCATGGTACGCACATGTCTGATACATTTTTTGATACGACTGGGGTTCAAACTTAACGCCTGGGATTTTCTGGTTACATTCGCATACTGTTCTATACTCAGCCTCTAAAAGTTTAACTTCATATTTAGCTTTTTCTAGTTTGCGCAGTATTTCGCGGGATTCTTTACTCATTATTTCTCCCTAAACTTTGGGTCTTGAAGCTTATAATAAACTTCTTTTTCGTATGCCAAAGTATACGAGCCTGAAACTAAATGCGCAAGTGCGTATGAATCAGCCGCATTATCATCTGTAAACTCTGCATCCCACTTCTTGTATACATGTAGGAGCATCTGGCTCTTAGATATCCCGTTCCCTTTACCTGTAACGTACTTCTTAAGGTTAGTTGGTGGGACAATAAGAGGGTAAATTCCAAAGTCAAGTAGGGTTAGCTTTACCATCCCTCCCAACTCACCAAGCATATTAGCCATCTGACTACCAAATGCGTAGCCTTCCATGGCGACGTCCTCTACATTATTAAACTGGTACAGCCAGTTCATAACGTGACCTTGTATATCTCTTAGCCTATCAATCCCACGTTTGTCGGACTTATATACCTCTGTGTAATAGTTTCCATCTTGAAAAGCTGTTATAGCAAATCCATTGTAGGATTGGTCAATACCTAGGTAAACAGGTTTATCGCTATTAACAATACCTTTATTAAATATCTTCATTAAAAGCGGGACTTCATAGAGGACGTACGGCGTGTTAGCTCACGGCTAGTTAGCTGATAGTAACGCTCTAAGTTGTCTTGCATAGTCTTAAGAAGCTTGTGATAGGCCTTAGCCTGCATCAATCCAATAGACATAGTTTGCATGTCTTCGTCAACAAGGATAGAGGCTTTAATAGTTGTGGCTTTAGCTTTAGGGTCAGAGGAACCTACAATCAAAAGCTTTGCTTCTTCTTTGTCATAGGCATTTTCTGCTTCTGTTACAGCTAGCTCTGCACAGGCTACCTGTGTAATAAGGAAGTTGTAATTTTCCATGTAACAACGCGCTAGCTGCATTAGTTCCTGGTCGTCTACGGCTGTGATATCCCTAGGGAAAGAAGGGACATCAATATCTAACTTACGGCGCACAGGTAACCCTTGTGCCTCCAATACATCTAGTACTGAGCCGCTAACACCATTAGCAAGTAGTTCAATTGACATAGTCTTTACACCTTCCGCATCCTTCTGCATTTATATTACATTGTGGCGGTGTGCCCGCCTTTATAGATTCTACAATCATCTTAGCAGCCTCAAATAAATGTTGTATACCCCAGTTACTACGTGGGATTACAAACTCTTTGCTTTCCTGATTAGGCTTTGCTTCATAAATAACAACAGCTTCGTCAGGTACATCTTCATAACCTTGAAGTTTAGCAAGTTCTAAATACATCTGAACCTGGTCAATATGCTTTTGAAAAGGAGCATCAATTGCTTTCCAAGTTTTATTAAAATCGTAACCATTATCTGCGTAAAGACCTGGGCATTCCCAGCGCAATGTTCCATCCCCTACAGACTTAATCTCTAAAAACATAGGGTCACCTAAACCAACTAACCAACCATCTGCTTTACCTGTAATGCGGTACTCCTCATTAAGGAATGGAACTTCACGGTAATGTAATGGACCGTCGTGACAATCAGGCATACCAAAGAATAGTTCACCACACTCTTCGCACCACCATTGTCCTTTAAGAACACCCATGTTCTTAAACCAACCTTGCCACTTAGCATGGATATCGTGGCCTTCTTGAAATACAGTTTCTAAACGAAGGCTAGAGGTACGTGTATCTGAGGGTGTATGGCCAAGTAAATGAAAATAAGAAGCACGATGGCACCAGTCTTTACCAACCATATCTGATGGGTGAAGCATGTCTGTGCGACGTGATTTGTCTTTAGGCCGTGATATTAAATAACGTTCAATTGAACCAAGTACTCTTGTATCTTTTTTAGCCACGTCTATAAACTTCTTTAATGCCCCACTTGGTTTGTAACCCATATACGCAACCTATCACTTATCAATCCATTCTTCAAGAGTTAGACCTTGCTTAGCTGCTTTACGTTTCAAAGCATTTCTTTCTCTGTGGCTCATGCCGCCCCAAATGCCATGCTGTTCATCTACAGACTCAGAATACAAAAGACATTCTTTTCTAACGGGGCACTCTGGTAATCCATCTTTGCCGTAGCAAACGGCTTTAGATACCTCAGCAATTACTTTATATTTTGTTTTATCTCTTGGTGGATACCAGAGTTCTGTGTCCATTCCTCGGCATTTTGCGTCATGTCGCCAGCCTTCGTTATGTCCAATGTCTTCGTACAAGTGTGCTCCTGAAGAGTAGTGAGCAGTTCTAAAAAGTCATCTTCAGTAAGCATAACGTAATTCTCGTTATTGAGACTAATACCCAGCACAGGCATACGACTCTCAAGTATTGCTTCCTTGACAATCTTTTCCAGAACCGCTGCTTTAACGGTAAAGGAAGCTTTGCCCGTCCACTTATGTTCTATTAAAACATCTGCGTTACGAACATCGCCTTTACGGCTCCAGAAAGCTCCGCTACCAGCACTACGCTGACCACCAATCTTTTTGGCTAACCGTGCCTCGTGCTTTTCGGACTCTTTCTGTCCTTTACTCTTCATGCGCAAACTTAGACCCAGCTTTAATTGAGTCTAACACATCCCGTTCAAGGGTTTCCTTAAGCTCTACTTCTTCCCGTATTGAGGCAAGCATAGCATCTTGTCCCTGCCATTGTCGAGTCTCACCTTGGAACTCATAACGGTAGTAAGCACCAGCACGCGTTATTACCTTGTTCAGGATACCCATGGTAACAATCTCTTTGGCAAAATCAAAGTCACCTGCTGATGTGTCCCCACCATTTGCAAAATAAAAGTCGACAGTAGCTACCTGTGAAGGTGCGGCTGATTTGTTTTTAATGACACGTGCTTTAATAGACTGACCTATACGGCGTTTTTCCTGACCAGTGCCTGCTTCAATCCACTCATCACGGCGTACTTCCATACGTGTAAAGAAAGCATAATCCTTGCCAAGACCCCCTGGAGTAGTACGTGGGTCACCGTACATAACACCAATCTTTGAGCGCCACTGGTTGATTACAATACCGATAAACGGGCGCTCTGGGGCAACTAGAGACCGTTTAGAGGCTTTTCCTACCTTACGGAAGAACTTGTTAGTGAGCAGGGCTGAACGACCTACGGTTGATTCGTCCATTTCTTTCTCATCTTCTGCGCTAGGTACGAGGGCAGGAAGACTATCAATAACGATGCAATCCACAACTTTACTTTCAGCGAATTTAATGACGGCTTCATAAGCCTCCTCCATAATGTTAGTAGAAATAACATAGACACGAGTTGAGTCAACACCACACATCTCTGCATAACCTGTCACCCACTCTTCAGCAGCAACCCATACGGTAGTAAACTCTGGGTCACGCTTTTGGTTAGCAGCAATAGTCTTTAATGCAAGGGCTGTCTTACCATTGCTAGCTTCGCCAATTAGTTCATGCCATTGGTTAGGTGGCCATCCACCGCCAAGGGCTAGGTCAATAGATAGAGAACCTGTTGTAAACCGTGTAGGCGGTTCAATGATATCTGAACCAAGAACAACGGTAGAGTCGCCCATCTTTTTATTTAGTGCATTAATTACTTTTAATAAGTCTGCTGATATTTTCATTAAATATGTCCAATGATTGTTGTTGGGTTAAACCCGCCTGATTGTACTTGCCTTGCTGGTTGAGCTGCACCTGAGGCTTGCCCACCTTGACCAATAATACCTTGACCTACACCACTACCTGATTGTTGGATAGGGTACCCGCAATCATAACAACGTTTACGAGATTCTGGCGTAGCCCCGCCATAGTTACCGCTTCCACACCCTGGGCAACGGTTTGCCTGAGGAGTTACCTGTTGACTAGGTGGATATTGAGGCTGTTGGGGTTGTGCATATGTTGCTGGTTGTGGTTGAGCCATTGGTACCTGCGGCATAATAGGCATAGGTTTCTGTGGCACATTTAATTTACGTGCAAACCAGTCGGCATTACTCATCGTATATTCCTTTCATATCTTCTAAATCTGAAGTTATTGCATTAATACTTATTAAACCCAAAGCCTCAGCTATTGAAAAAGCGCCAAGAATAGAAGAAAAAGCAACTGATTTGTATAAAGAACCAATCAATTCTAATACTTCCTCTAACTCTTCATCTTCCGTAGGGTCTTCATCATCTACGGAGGATAGCACAGCAATTGTAGAAAGAACATTACCTGAAATCTTTGCCATAGATTCTATGTAAGATAAAAGGGGTTCTAATTCTTCTAAGCGCTCGTCACTATCTTGAGATTCTTTAGTAAGACCTTCTTCACTAACGCGCGGTAGGCCAATTAAATCATCCACTCCATCTTCTCCATACCCTATGTCATGGATAAACCAACGAACCATGGTAGACACAGGAACTTCATTGGTGTAGATGGTAACCTCTGGTTCTTTTTTACGACGAAACCAAACCATTATTTAGCATCTCCCCACTTTTGAACTACTTTTATGTCAGCTACAAGTGGTATAGGAAGTAGTTTAATTCCCTCCATTGCTTCACGGATTGCCTCACGTGTCTCTTCTACAAAAGAGTCTGGAGTTAAAGTTACAAGTTCATCGTGAACTGTAAGAATCAACTTAGCCTCCTTAGGTAGAGCATCGTGGGCCCTAATCATAGCAAGTTTAATAATATCTGCAGCAGTGCCTTGAATACGTGTATTAAAAGCTTGACGCTCAGAACTAGCACGAAACTTAGGAACTCTAGACTCAATTTCTGGGAGGTAACGGCGGCGATTCATAATAGTAGTGACGTAACCTTTCTTACGGGCAACACTAACTACAGTAGTTTTATACCGCGAAATTGAAGGAAACTTCTCTGCAAAATCATTAAGTAACTTTTTGGCTTCTTGCAGAGTACAACCAATTTGATTTGAAATCTTATCTGGACCAACTCCGTAAGCCATAGCCAATACTAATACCTTACCAGCCTTGCGGTCTACCCCCATAGTGTTGCCTACAGTGGTGTAAATATCCCCACCATTTAAATAGTTCTCCATCATAATTGGGTCTTGGGACATAGCGGCAATTACACGCGGTTCAATCTGAGAATAGTCAGCAACAACTAACTTATAGCCATCGGGTGCAATAAATAGGTTACGAATAGCTTTTCCATGCACTGTATGGGGAGCGGGTACATTTTGTAAGTTTGGGTTACGACTTGAGAAACGCCCAGTCTCAGCACCCCGTTGAATAAAGTCTGCGTGTAAACGACCGTTGACAAGCATAGACTCACGCACTTCAACCTTAGACTTACCATTAGTTGTCTTAACAACCTCGCCACCCAAGTAGGGAACTACATAAGTGCTGTGAAGCTTATTAAGGTCTGCGTAGCTAAGCATTGCCCCTACTAATTCATCTTTACCGCGTAGCGCTTCTAGAGCCTCAGCACTTACAGAGAAGTCTTTATAGGTTAATGCATCTGAGCCAGAGGCATCTAATGTTTTCTTTCCAGAACCAGTAAGCATCTCTGTACGTAGTCCACGGCACCCTTCTTCTTTAGGGCCATATAAAACCCATTGCTTTTCGCTCGTAGAGTTCATGTTAAACACTTGTCCAGCAATACGGTAAACCTCAGATTTAGTTTGCTCTAACTCTATTTCAAGTTGGTCATTAAGTTCTTGAAGAGCCTTGGTATCAATGTCTGCGCCAGTAAGCTTCATGTCACAAAGCACACTTAAAACGCCCATCTCAAGGTTCATAACCTTTACAACATCTGCTGCTTCTAGTTTAGGCACAATGGTTTTCCATAGAAGGAAAGTGTACTTAGCGTCAAGGTATGCGTATTTTGCTACCTCATCAAATGAATAATCCTCAACCTTGTGACCAATACCTTTTTGCATACTAAAGCCAAGTTCACGCTGTAAGCAGTCGTCTAAACCAAGTTTTCCACGGTTCTTATTGTCATATAGAAAAGAAGCCATAAGGGTGTCAAAGTAAGGGGCGCAAGGAACCGCACCACCAAAGTACTTAGCAACAGAAGAGAGGTCAAAGCCTAAGTTATGACCAATTTTTAATATGTCTGGGTTAAACATTAAAGGCTGTAGTGCTTTAAAGACTTCTCCTGGAAATAGTTGCTCAGGTGCTGGTGTAAAAACCTTATCTGCTTTCTTATCATCACGTGAGAAATCAAGTGGTCGCGCTGGAAGACCTGCGTCTACGCGTTTTTGCCCCTGTCCAGTAAGTGGGCGAATTAATTCTACAAAATCACCGTTTGGATGTCCCATAGGAATTACATCTCCGCGACCATAGGTGGCTAAAGAAATCCACATCACTTCATTAACTGCTGGTATTACACGGTGGGTTCCGACTGTTTCTACGTCAAATGCAAAGGCATCTTGTTGAAGATAGTAGTCAACCATCTCTTGTAGTTGTTCTTTAGTTGTAATTATATTCAAGTTATATCCCCAAGTTAAAGCTAGAGAGCCAGGGACGGGGGAGCGGTGACCTGGCCCTCTAGCAGATTAGTTGACTATAGCAGTGAAGCGGCTACGGCTTCAAGCTCTTCCCAAGTTGATTCCTTGAGGTCAGAACTTGTGAATGGCTGAATGTCAGCGATTTGCTTTTCAATACCTTCAATGTCAACCATGCCCCAGTCTTCGACTAGGTCACGTCCCTTTACAGCGTTCAAGTGATACATAGTTGTCTGCATCTTACCTGAACGTGAGATAGCCCAGTAGTTCTTAGTTAATGGGCCTTGAGGTGAAAACTCTGCTGCATGAAGCGCATCATATAAGCGAGGGCTAGCAATGAGACGCTCACGACGTGGGCCTCCTGGAGCACTAAGATTAATAATGCTGAAGGCGCGCTTGAGTTCTGGCTTGCTTCCAAGCTTTACACACAATGGGTCATTAGCACCCAATGAAATGTACGCACGTTGACCGCTGGTCTTCTGTGACAAGAAGTGTTGCTTGTACACAGCAAATGGACCGTTAGGGTCAATGAATTTAATAATTTGTGGGGTATCCCCAAATTTGAAATCAGTTGGGTAATTTCCACCGCTTACTGACTTCTCCGCTGCTTCCCAACCTGATTGGACTGCAGAACTTGTTGCCTGTGCTGGGCGCGCTGTGATTGGTGCTGCTGTCATAGCGAACTCATCTGTTTCTGGTAAGAACTCATCTGTACGGTTTACTGCCATTTTTATCATCCTTTTATCATAGTGTTTATTTAGTTTCTTCTGCACGGAGCTTATTCCATGCCTCGGCAATCTCATTACTGAGTTGTCGGTGTAAGGACCAGTCTATACGCTTTACATATAAAAGTCCAGCCTTAGCAAACAACTCAACAACTTTCTCCACCATCGCCCTTGAATAAAGGCGCCTGCCTTGGTGGTCATTCCCGTTAATGTTCTTTTTAACGGGAAGTCTATAAGGTGCTGCAGGTAGGTAGCCTTCTTTTAACCATGCACGTATGGTTATTACAGGGCGACCTAGCGCTGCGGCAAGAGCACCAATGGTAAATAGTTCAATATCCTTACCACTGGGCAATGTTGTAATACGTGGGCGCGCATCCCATGAAACATCTGGTTCAACTTCTTTTTTAGGTTCTACTTTAACTTTACGTTTGCGCTTACTACCTGGGTAGTAGTCATCAACATCCTTAAACATTGATTCGATAAAGTCTTCAGACATTAGTTACAAGACCTGCAATCACAAGTCCCACGTGTGCATGGGCAAACTTCATCTGAAGGTAGTGTTCCTTCTCCATCACACCAAAGACAATCTTTAACATTTTTCATTTAGCATCCACCAAAAACGCATAGGTAACTTTTGAAGGAAACATAGCATCAATGTCTGCTTCGGTCAATAGACCTTCATAGAAAGCTGACATGATAGATGACTCATCAAGAGTAGGCACCATTTTAATGCACTTGTCTTTAATGCCTTTAGAAGTAAGGATGTCTTCAGCAACGTTCATATCTAAAGCCTTAGATACACGACGTTGTTTTGTAAGAGTTACCTCACCTTTAAACTCATCTTCAATAACTACTTTTTTATGCCCACGGTCATCAAACTCTGCAGCCTCTACTACTAAAAGTAGTTCCTCTTTAATTTGATTTGTGCGGTTAGTGAGCAGCGTTGCTTCGTCTTTTAACGCCAGATATTGGCGTACTTTAGATTTGATATCCATTTGGTTCTCCCTCGTTCTAGGGCCAAACCTAATGGAGGTTTATTCTTTTGTCAAATACTCTTCAAGAGCCTTAATAAGCACGCTTGTAACGGTGACCTTCTCTAGGGCAGCC